TTATTCCTTTAGCCTCACATATAACCTCTAGAGCTTTCATTTTGCTGAGAGTATGCATGATGTCGGTCTTAGAGTCATATGCCTCATCAAACATATATTTGTAAGCACGTCTCCATTCTTTATCATAAATGGTTTCAGTACGAAGCTGTGAAAACTGCGTGACATTATTCTGACGACCAATATCCTTATCACGTTCCTTTGGCATATACTCTACAACTTCTTTGCGTTGCCATGCGGACCATATTACAACTACATGAGTGACCTCATCTTTGTAAGGGTGAGAATGCAAAAAGTCCGTAATTTCACGAAATATTTTATCGTTACATGCACCGCAAAAACCACGGTTAGAATACTCGATACCAAGTTTCTTAGCAAGCAGGTGAGTAAAAGTATATTCCCAATGGGTAGGTGGAGACTCATCCCAACCTTTAAGTTCGTCTCCCCAGACGAAACTACATCCAGCTGTTACCAACATTAATTCTTCTCTTTATAGTCTTTGATAGCAGCTTTAATCGCATCTTCTGCGAGTACACTGCAATGAATTTTTACGGGCGGAAGTGCGAGTTCTTTGGCGATGTCTGTATTACGGATATTCCCGGCGTCTTCAATATCTTTGCCTTTGACCCACTCTGTGAGTAGAGAACTAGAAGCAATAGCACTACCACAACCATAAGTTTTGAATTTAGCATCTTGAATAATTCCATCATCACCGACAAGGATCTGGAGTTGCATAACGTCACCACACGCGGGTGCACCGACCATGCCAGTACCGACGTTGTCGTCTTCTTTATCCATCTTCCCCACGTTGCGTGGGTTCTCGTAATGGTCTAGAACCTTGTCGGAATACATTACTGAAATAGTTCCTCATACAACTCATAAACTTCATTAGCCTCTGTGCGAGACTCTTCCATGTTTTGTTTATGGTAGATAGTCGCAAGTTTACGGAAGTGCTTCTTATCAACACCGTACTTCTCGTTAGTGACATCTACGATATCTTTCATCAATTCTTTCTCAGCATCGATACGCAACATGCTGTCAGACATCTCTCTAATCGCGTCTGCGACTTTCTTTTTATCTTCCGGACCTATCATATTAATCTTACTCCACTTGTTGCTTCCGTCCATGCGGCGGAAAAATCATCATTAGTTAGTGTGCATAGAACATACTGTTGGAAACAAACCTTCTCAGGATTTTCCTTACTTGTCATACACACACCACGTGCAAAACCGATACCTTGATCACCATGAATCAACATACGAGGATCTTTGAGCGTAACTGTACCATCACTATTCATGCCGCCCAAATTACTTTCCAAACGACCTACGTATTCTCCACTTACTGTGACAACCGTCACCACATCATTATTCTTCATTTTCAATCTCTTCAATTAACATATCACGCATTTGTTGTGCTTTCGCATCTTCGGGATTATCCACACTACCATTATTCACAAATTTATATGCGAGAGTAATGCGCTGACAGCCTGCATACGCAGCGTGCCAACAGTGTAGGTCTTCTTCATGACCCGCACCGAAATAATAGTGACGACACTGCCAGCCAGGTACATCCTGAATCTTTACAATCTCATCTGTCTTCTTATCGTAGTACTCAAAGAAACCTTCTCCGGTCTCTGACCACGTGAATAAGACTTGGTATGCATTGGCATCATAGTTAGTGTGCCATCCTACAAAACCGCCTGGCGGGTAATAGGAGAGTAAAGCGGACGTATGCGCACCTAGGTGAGAAGCAAAATCATACTTCACCTTCTGCATAAATCCACCCCACATCTCCTTGTCTTCACGCACCATTTTGGAGATTGGTTGTGCGAAGTATCTATCGGGCGGGCCAACCAGACCATCACGACCACGAGACAAACAGTCTTCTAGATATTCACGAGAAGTGTAATAATCCCCTTTGTGAACATCTTCTGGTTCGTGATAGGTCCAATACTTTTCGTCGTTGTACGACGGTTTAGACAGCATCTCATCTGAGAAACTGTTTAGAGTCTCTAACAACTCTTTATTACGAATAACTACCTCAGTCATTATTAAAAATCATCCTCATCATCAAGTACATTTTTAAATCTTTCATTCGCTTTCTTTAAGTCGTTCTCAGTGACAGCTCCCATCTCAAGTAAGTATGAGACTGCGGCATTAATACCCTCTTGTCTGCCAGCTCTCTTGGCGAACCAAGTGGCGGCCGCCATAAGCATTATCGTGAAAACGGTTTGCGTAATCGGATCCATAGTGATTCCCTAAAATTTAAAGTTTTCGAATTTCTCTGAGTCAATTCTCTGACCAGAGTTTGAGTTATCAAAGGCTGGACCATTATCTACTTCTTTATTTAGGGGCGAATCGTTTTGATCTACATCAAATAAACGCATTTTACTTCTATCAATACCAACGACAAATCTTTGGTTTACACCTAGGTCGTTGTACCTATTCTTCAATTGTTTAACTAATATTTGACCATTTGCATTCAACTCATCATTACTGATCAGAGCAAACATCAAATCTGCTGTGGCAGGGAGACCGAACGATTCAGAAGTGTCCTCAAGACTCACATCATCGTTGCTGTAACCCGAGCGAGTAGTCTGGGTTGCAGATACTACCGGAACGTCAAACTCAACAGCAAGTCCACGCAGTTCTTCAGCAATGGATTTGATATATGTATAAGAGTTGATAGCACCACCCATCGACTTCATTCTAGCAGAAGAACATATGTTAAGATAATCGATGAAGATGATATCGGGTAGGAACTTCTTCTTCAGTTTCAACTCATTAAGAAGTGCACGGAAGTGATTTGCATGTGCACTGCCAGTCGGGTATTCTTTAATGATCAGTTTACCAGTAGTCTTGTCTGCGACAGTCTTAACACGATTTGTAAACATGTCTTTACTAAGATGTTCCAATTGGTCAATAGGCACGTTCAGTAAATTAGCATCGATACGTTCTGCAATACGTTCTTCGGACATCTCCATAGTGACATACAAAACGTTCTTGTTCTGACTGAGTGCTGCAGCTGCAGCATGACACATAAACAGAGACTTACCTACACCAGTACCAGCAAGAGCGATATTGAGAGTTTTGTTAGGTAACCCGCCTTTGGTTATACGGTTGAAGTAGTCTAGATCCCAAGGGAGACGTTCTTCGTCCATATGGTAGAAGTCCCACCGAGCATCGATATTTTCTAAGTAGTCGTGACCGATGTTAGTGTCAAATGACACAGACAGTGCCTTAGACAATACGTCAGGTATCGCATTCTTAGATAACTCTTGGTGCTTACCATCAATGATGGAAATAGACTCCATCACTGCATTGAATACTGCACGGTCTTGACACCACTTCTCAGTGCGTTCTACCAACCACGATAAGTCTTCCTCAGCATACTTGAAGATGTCTGGAAGGATATCCATAGTGTGACGATAATGTTCGTCAGACATACGGTCCTCAGAATCAATCTCAATCTTGAGTGCTTCCTTAGATGGGAGATTGTTGTACTTTGCGATGTAGGCAGTGAACTCTTTGAAGACACTTTTATAAGTACCTTCAAAGTATTCGGGAGAGAGGAAGGGGGCGACCTTCCTCATGTAGGAATCGTTAGTCAGTAGATTCCGGAGAATCGTCTGCTGTAGATTGATGTCCGTCATTTGAGTCCTTCTTCTGTAGTGAACCAGTTTCGATTGCCGATTCTAGAATGTCTCCTAGTACCTCACCGGCAAACCCTTGTAGCTGTGTATTGTCTGTATTATACACGCTTGGGTCTAATGTGTCAACCACGTCGAAGGTAAAACTAATATTTTGCTCTTCCCCATTAATACGAACGTTATTAAAACGAATTGTAACATCTTCGTACGGTTCTCGTTTGAGATTCACATTCCATGTTTCTGCACCATCAACTACAGCTGGTTCTAATGTATAGTCGATGTTTTCAGACGGTTTATCTAGATCTAGGTCTTTCACACCAGTTCCTCTTCAATCAATGTTTCAGGGTTAATCTCGCTCTTGTATCCTATCTGATACGTCTTCTTCAAGAACTCTGCAAAGTCAGTTGACTCAAAAATAGGTTCCCAGAAGTCAGCGGTCATGGTTTCTTTCAATCGCAATTTAGAACCAAGTACTTCACCTGTAGTCAAGTCAACACGTTGATACCAACCATTGGATGGTTTGTCGACATACCCACCCGCAAGGGCAACATCAAGAAGACCAGAGTACTTCTGCACCCCACCTTCCCAAGATACGCCAATCGGAATCTTAGATTGTTCTTTCACGAATCGAGACTTCTCGACTTTAATAACAAAGTCATAACCAACAATTTCAGTACCCTGCTTCTCTTGACGACGACCGATGATCCAGATGTTGTCGGCAGAGTAATAGATACCAGTACCACCACTCACGATATCTTTTGGAAACAAACCAATCTCTTTATAAGTGTGATTGATTGCAAGCATCGGAATGTTCTTCATCGCAAGGTATGGTGTTGACATACGGAACAGACCTTTCAGTGCCTTCGCACGTGACATGTCTGCAACACCCTTTTCAGCCAACGCATCTTCTAGTTCTTTCTTAGACGCAAGGTTACCGATAGAGTCAATCACGATAATGACATCGTCGTTGCGGTCCAACTCTTCTAGTTGGCTGATCAAGTCAAACTTTAACTCTTCGACGTTTGCAATAGGTGTGTGCAATACTCGACTAGTATCAATACCAAATTGTTCAAAGTAAGACTGTGGCGAACCAAACTCTGAGTCATAGAACAACATGACCGCATCTGGTTTCGCGTTAAGGTATGCACCTGCCATGAGTAAGGCAAATGATGTCTTAAAGTGTTTCGATGGTCCAGCGAGGACAGTAAGTCCTGGCGAGATACCACCGTCGACTGACCCCGACAACGCAACGTTCACCATCGGAACGTCGGTCGGAACCATATCTTTTTCAGTGAAGAACTTACTAGTGGAGAGTGTCGCCGTCTCCTTTATCTTCGAGTTCTTCTTCAGTTTGTCCATTATCGACATTTTTGCCTCCAAAATCTACAAATGTAATGTTGTTTACTTTTTCACGTTCATCGAGGTCATATTGTACACGATAAGCACTATTGATGTCAAGTACTTTCTCCAATAAATCGAAACTAGTTCCAGTTCCGTCCTCAAACTCATGTGTAGAGAAATCCAGAAAAGCACGTGTGTCTTTAGGGAGACATGCACCACCGAATCCACGTTTACCATCGAAGCCAGGAACACGAGTGTGACCTAGTCCTACACGGTCATCTGCACCCACGGCGCGGACGATAGTGTTGAAGTTACACCCATATAAATTTACTAGATCATACAATTGATTAAAGAATGTAATCTTAGTAGATAAGAATGAGTTGATTGAATACTTGACAAAGGATGCCTCGTACGCAGTCATACGATGATAATTGTTAGACTCACATGATCCGAAGATTTCATAAATGTCAATAAGGTCTTGACATGCTTCTGGCATACCACCCATGACATGAAACTTCGCAGTAACGAAGTCTGCCTTTGCATTCTTCTCTGTGAGAAATTCTGGATTATAACAAAATCGATTCACCTGTTCTCTGTTCATCGCAGAGTATAGACGGTCGACAGACTCCGGAGTGATGGTCGATTTAACAACTACTAGTGCATCGGTATAAACCAGACAGTTAGCAACTGCCGCTTC